GCAGGATTAGAGGAACTAATAAAAGGACTAACTGGAAAACATACCGTATCAGTAATGAGAGTAAATAAGATGTTGGGTGATATAGAAGATGAGATTAGATTAGTAACCCAACAGACATAGTATATCAATACATAGAGAGAAGCAGTATAGGAAGTAGGGGAAGATATAAAAGGGGTAATTGGGGAAGGAAAAGGAAGAAAAGGTTAAAGTAATTAGTAAAGTATTAGTATTTAAGTACTTAGAGGACAAAAGGTTATAAAAGAAACAATAGGGTCTAAAAATATGAAGAGGACGAGAAAATCAACACCCACAATCAATAAAGCAAAAACGGATCCAAAACTCCAAGAGTTATTGGGCGCCTATGCTACATTAAGGAGTGCCTCATTACTACGTTCTCAGATGGGAGGGCTTGGTATGCAAAAGGGAGAACAGCGGGACCTGTATCAAATATTTGGATATCCTACAGAACCTACATATACTAACTATTGGAATTTATATAGTAGACAAGATATAGCAGGAGCAATTATTAATAGACCAGTTCATGCAACATGGGGAGGAAGATTACTTATTAATGATCCGGCTGATGAAAACAACACTCTAGGAAAAGAGTGGTTGAAGCTTTTAAATGATTTAGGTATAAAAAATAAATTAGTCCGGGCTGACAAATTATCCAGTTTAGGGAATTACGGTATTTTGTTTTTAGGATTTAGTGATGCTAAAACCAAGGATGAATTAAAAGGGCAGGTAAAGAAAGGAACAACATTAAAATTAAACTATCTAAAACCATACGGGCAGGATAATGCTAAAGTGAATAAATATGTAACTGATACGGCAAATCCTCGTTTTGGGTTTCCTGAGCTGTATGATATCTCCATAAAGAGTACAGAAGGTGAGCAATCCACAATAACAGTCCACTGGGAAAGAGTATTACATTTGACAGGGGAATTGTTAGAAGATGAATTAAATGGCGTACCGGCTCTACAAAGAGTATATAACAGGTTATTGGATTTACAGAAATTAACCGGAGGTAGTGCTGAGATGTTTTGGAGAGGGGCACGTCCTGGAATGGCAGCTAATGCAAAAGATGATTATACCATTGATACTACGGCACAGGAAGCCATAATGGACCAGATAGCAGAGTATGAGAATGATTTACGCAGGGTATTAACTACAGAGGGAGTAGACTGGAAAGAATTCCAACAACAAATAGCTGATCCAAGTAAGCATGTAGAAGTACAGGTTTCTATGATAGCAGCAGAGACGGAAATCCCAAAGAGAATATTAATGGGGAGTGAAGTAGGAGAGTTAGCCAGTAGCCAAGACCGGAATAGCTGGTTAGGGAAGGTAAAAGAACGCAGAGAGGAATATGCAGAGCCTAATATATTAAGGCCTCTAGTGGATAGGTTAATCGCATTTAAAGTACTTCCAGAACCAAAAGAGGAGTATATGGTAATTTGGGAAGATTTATTTTCTCCAAGTGCTAAAGAGAAAGCGGAAGTAGGGAGAATAGTTGGAACAGCATTAAATCAATACAGCCAGAACTTTGAAGCTCAAGCAATATTTCCTTCTGATTTATTCCTAAAGAAGCTGATTGATTTATCAGATGAGGAAATAAAAGAACTAGATGAGTCCAAATTAGAGTTAATAGACCCAGAGGAAACAATCACGGAAGAGGAAGAAGAAATAATAGAAGAAGAAGATTAATATGTGTGAACAATGTTCAAATATAACCATTAATAGAGTACGGAACAGTGATCCTACTCAAACTACTATGTTGCGTAAGGCATTTACTAACCAAATGAGAAAAAGGTTTAATGAGTTAGTACGTGTTATTACAGAAAGCATAGTGAATAGAGATTGTTTTGGTTTAAAGAATCAAGGAGAGGTATTAATATTCCAAACATACCAAATGACTCCTACAGCACCTGGACAATTCCAATTCTTAACCAACCCGGAGAAGATAACACACTTTATGACATGGTTAAAGGCACAAACCAATAGTGGAATACTAGAAGTACAGAATATAGTCCAAGTAGGAACAGGAAGAAATGCAGTATGGACAAACCAGTTTATTTATAATGGATATAGAAAAGGAGTAAAGAGGGCTCGTACAGAGATGGGAAGAATAGGAATAGAAGTGCCCGCTTTGTCAGATGCGCAATTAGATTCATATTTAGGAACTCCAGTTCATATAGATAGAGTAGGAGTTTTATATACCAGAACATTCAACGACCTAAAAGGAATCACGGATGCAATGGATACACAAATAAGTAGGATGCTAAGTGAGGGTATGATTGCAGGAGATAGTCCATCACTGATTGCTAGGAAGATGAAGAAGGTAATTACTGGAGTAGGGGATTTATCATTGACGGATACACTAGGGAGATATATTCCAGCACGTAGAAGGGCGGAGATATTAGCACGTACAGAAATAATTAGAGCACATCACTTAGGAACGATACAGGAATACAGGAATTACGGGGTAGCAGGAGTAAAAGTAAAGGCAGAATTTAGAACAGCGGGGGATGAGAGAGTATGTGAGGAGTGTGAAGCATTAGAAGGAACCGTTTATACATTAGATGAAGCTGAGGGAGTAATACCGGTACATCCTCAATGTAGATGCATAATGCTTCCATTTAGAGAAGGAGTAGATACGGCATTAAACACTAATAGTAGAATGTTTGTAGATGGGTTATTAAAAAGGTTCGAAAAACTAAAATAAAATATAGAAGATATGTACAACTTAGTAATAAATAATACAGAGTACGAGATAAGGGAAGAAACCTACCAAGAACAAAGCTATTTGGCAGTTCCTGTGATTATGATGCGTACAGGCGTTCATAATGGTAGTGCGGGTCCTATTTACCATGACATACAAGAATTAGGGCATTACGCAGCGGCATGGGATGGAATACCATTAACAGCACATCACCCAGAAGTAGAAGGACAGGCAGTTTCAGCAAATAGTCCAGAGGTATTAGAGAGATTTGCAATAGGACAGGTATTTGGTACTTATGTAGAAGGGGATGCTTTGAAGGCAGAAGCTTGGGTTAATATAGAACAAGCAAATAGAATAGATAGTAGCATACTGGAATACATCCGTAATGGACTTGAACTACAAGTAAGCGTAGGGGTATTTAGTGATAACATCAACAGACCGGGACAATATAATGGAGAGAGTTATCAAATAGTGGCCCAGAATCACAAGCCAGATCATTTAGCACTACTTCCAGGGGCTGAAGGTGCTTGTAGTTGGACAGATGGATGCGGAATTAGAAACAATGAATCTAACAATAATAAAAAGGAGAAAACCAATATGGAACGTAAAAGCAAACCTGTAGTAAATACAGAAGACCCTAAAACGCCTTGCCAATGCATAAAGGAGCATTTAAGGAACGGCAGAATGGTGGTAGAGATTCCTCAAGTTAATTTCGAGGCTATCCAAACCAATGAAAAAGGATACAGAGAAATAATAAGGTCTTTACAAGGACAATTAGATGCTATGGATACCCCAAGTAACATGTACTTCCTAGAAGATGTGTTTAGCACTGATACTTTTATATATAGAGTATCAAATAGTGGTACCCAAGGCTCAAAATATTTCCAACGCGGTTATCAAGAAAACGTGGATGGAACCATTGAAATAACTGGAGAACCTGTAGAGGTACGAAAGGAAGTTTCTTTTAATCCAATTAATTTACAAACCAATAACAATTCAAAAATGGCAAAAATTGAAAAAGGAAAAGTAGATGAGTTAATAATTAACAAATTAACTCAATTTACAGAAACAGACAGGGAGTGGTTAGAGGAACTTCCAGAGGCGCAATTCAACAAATTGACCCCAAACAAACCGGAACCTCAAACAAATGAAAAGGAAGATGTTACAATCGACCTAAAAGAAGAATTATCCAATCATTCTGCAGAACAAATCTTGGAAGTAGCTCCAGAAGGTGCGAAAACAATACTAGAAGCAGGACTGGAAGCTTATAAAGCGGGTAGAAAAGTAAAAGCAGACCATATTATAGCTAACACCGCAGAAGGTGTTTGGTCTGAGGAATCATTAAACGGTATGGATGATAATACTCTTGAAAGTATTTTTAAATCCATTCCAGTAGTGAATAAAAAAGAAGAAAGTGGTGTTCCATCATTAGCTCCTACAGATTATTCATTACAGGCACCGGCTGGTAATACTAAAAAGGACGAAGGCGCTCCAGCATTAGCACCAACCAAACAGTAATTAATAAATTAACAAATTAAAGAAAGGAAATAAAAAATGAGTTACTCAATTATTTTAAAAGATTACGCTAACGTACGTAATGAGAAAGTGGCCAATGTAGCCATCACTCCAGGAGAATTATTAGAGCTAATGAGCACTGATAAAGTAAAGCCCCATGCTACAGCAGGTGGAGCGGTTACTCCTGTAATGTTTGCTTTGGAAGATGAACTACAAGGTAATGGTATTACTGATGATTATGCAGTATCAGCCCCAGTTCAAATCATAACAGCCCGTCCAGGAGATGAAATCCAAGCTATTTTAGCAGATGGCCAAAACATAGCAATAGGTGCTAAGTTAGAAAGTGCTGGAGATGGTAGTTTACAAGCCCATGTATCAGATGATAGTGATGATGTTAACATTGGTAACCAGATAGTAGGTATTGCCTCAGAAGCAATAGATACTTCCCCAAGTAGCGCGGTAGCCAGTGGTGATAGTGGTTTAGGATTTAAGAAAAGAATCAATATCATAGTAGTTTAAAAAATTAATAAATTAAAGAAAGGAAATAAAAAATGAGTGCAGTAGATTTTTATAATAAGGAAGCAGGACGTGATGAATTAGCGGGAGTTAGTTCTTTGAACGTAGGTTGGATGAAGCCTTTTGTATATAAAGGTGAATCATGGGTATCAGTATACAGCGGACAAGGTGATGTGTATGATGGTAAGAATTACGCCCAGTACAAAATAAATAACAATGCCACTCTAAGGAGAGAAGAATGGTTATCACTAGACCAAGCGGTAGTAGAAGCGGCTAGAACTAGATTGAATGGTATTCAGGATCTACGTGATCATGGATTAATCTACAATTTAGGGGATGCAATGGCGACAACGGTTCTTGCAAGTGAAAACAGTAATGATCCTTTCGTGGCGCAACTCTCAATGGAGGCTTTGTCTAAGGGGAAAAATGATCGTATGAATTACGAAACTACTTATACGCCAATACCAATCCTTAGCGTAGATTATCAAATCGGAGCACGTGCTTTGGCGAATAGTAGAAAACTTGGTAATCCATTAAATACGGATCAGGCGGCAAGTGCGGCTAGAGCGGTATCCCTTTTAGCGGAACAGATGTTATTTACAAACACTTCTTATACATTCGGTGGTGGTACTATTTATAGCTACCTAAACCATCCGAATATTAATAGTGTAAGTTTATCATTAGCTTGGGACAGTAGCTCAGATATGGCTAATAAAATATTGGATGATGTACGTTCAATGAAGCAGGCCCTTATCAATGATAACATGCATGGTCCATATATGATTTACGTCCCTACTGCTTATGAAACAGTATTGGATGATGATTATGGTTCAACTGGAGAAAACAGCACTTTAACAATCCGCGAAAGAATCCTTAAAACGGATAAACTTGAAGGACTTAAAGTTGTTGATACTTTACCAGCGAATACCGTAGTAATGGTTCAAATGACTTCAGATGTGGTACGTCTTATTGATGGTTTACCAATCCAAAACATCCAATGGGGTCAAGAAGGAAACATGGTTAACAAATACAAAGTTATAGCCATTCAAGTTCCTGAGATTAGAGCAACCCAAGATGGTAAGTCTGGTGTATGTGTGCTTTCATAGTAATAGTTTAGGTTTATATTCTGTCAGAGAAACGGTTTAATCAAGGCCGTTTCTTATTAATCAAATGAAAACAAATAGAAATAAAAATGGAAAGAGCAAAGAAATTACCGGAAGGACATGTTAAATACAGGAATGAAGGGGGTACTTTTTACATCACAATAGATGGGAAAAAGAAGATCATTAAACCAAACGAAGTATTTACAGTTGAGCCTAGTAAGATATCTAAATTACAAAGAGAAAAACTAATTCCAGTAAGTGAAGAACCAGAGGATGTGAAATTCAAAGAGTTCCCTGTTCGTGTTAGTAGATTCA